AAAATCTTACATAATGGAAGGAATAGAAGAGCAGTTGGCAGGTATTTACGACGAAGACGATGAAGACGACGATTGATCGGCATAAACAAAGTAATTAGGCATTCCTAGGAGCCACAAGATTGACACGCCATGCAAGCCGCTAAGCGTGCGAATTTGCGCAACGTCAGGCATGAGGATGCCACGCTCCATGCGCGAGTATGAACTTTGACTGATGTTCAGCACCTCGGCAACGTCAGACTGCTTCAGGCCAGAATTAAGCCGCGCATCTCTAACTCTCAATGCAATTTCACGACGCGCCTCTTTGCAGGAAATGAATGGCATTGCGAACATGGTGATCACGCTTTGGACTCCATAGTCTGATTTGACGCCTACAACCGTCAAAGTATAGCGGAGCCCGTTAGTTTGTATATATGGATTCACGCCCATGCTTTCGCTACGACGTATCCCAGATTAGTGATTATCAAATCACTGACGAGGGCTACTTAAAAGTCCGTGCTCGCATTGCGCGTACGGGCATTCAGTCGTACACGGATGCAAGTGGTGGTATCCGCTTGGAATATCGCCCAGAAGAAGAAGTGGCCTCTTCGGAAGCCTTAGATAGCTTCAGGGAAAAGTGTCTGACCAAAGAGCATCCCCCAGTGTTGCTCGATGCATCGAACACCAAAGACTATGCCGTTGGCTTTACCAGCGCAGATGTCTCGTATTCTGATGGCTTTGTTGAATCCACTTTAACTGTCACCGACAAGGAGACGATTGAAGAAATCATGCGCGGCAACGTGCGTGAAGTGTCTTGTGGGTACAAAGTCGACTATGTAGATCAACCAGGCACCACGCCTGATGGTCAGCACTATGACGGCTACCAGAAGAACATTCGTGGCAATCACGTGGCCATTGTTAAAAGAGCAAGGGGAGGAGCTAATGTTCGCCTCATGCTTGATTCAGCGGATGCCGCTGTAACTGAACTATTAACTTCTACTCAAGGAGAAATTATGTCGGCAAACATTGTGTTTGACGGTGTTTCTTTTGAGGCAGACTCTGCTCTTGCAGCCGCCGTAGTGGCTGAGCGTGAAGACGCGAAAGCGAGTTATGCCGATATGAAACGCAAGTATGAAGATGCTATGGCTGAAGCTTCCAAAATGAAGGAAGAAATGGACGCCATGGAAAAGGATATGAAGGGCAAGTGTGATTCCGCCGAGGGTCGCGCTGATGCTCTTGCTCAGGAGCTTGATACAGCGAAAGCTGATCTTGAAGCTGCTAAGCAAATTAACGTTGACAGCCTTGTCGAAGAGCGCATTGCTCTTATTGACAAAGCTCGTACTTCTCTTGATTCTGCTTTTGATTTCACTGGCAAATCTGTCCGTGACATCATGGAAGCATCCATCAAAGCTGTACGTGGTGACACTGATTTGTCGGAACGCTCCGATGACTATGTGACCGCCATGTTCGACACCCTTTCTGAATCAGCTCGTTCTGATTCCACTGGCACGAATCAATTGCGTCAAGCTGTTGCTTCCATCGCCTCTCCAATGTCTGCTCCGTCGTCCTATATGGACCGGATTCAGAATGCTTGGAAAACTCCCCTCTCCGTTTCTAAGGAGCGCTGATCCATGGCCGTATCTTTTTCTACGTCGGGAACTGCCTCTGCTGGTGGCGTGCAACAGAGCTACGCTCTGGTTCATGCTGCTCTGCTAGAAGGCCAACTTTCTGACATCCGCGACAACACTATTAGCACCTTCATCAACGAGACTGCCGTTGTGCAGCCCTTTGGTGACATCCAGGTGTACAACTCTGGCGGCACCGTCGCCAATTCGTCCAAGACTATTTCTGCCACTGGCGAAACTGTTGTTGGCATCAACGTTCTCACCTATGTCGATGAAACCGATCTGAACGGCGATAGCCGTCCTGGCGTGAAGATCGACCAAGTGATGAACATTGCCAACCAAGGCGCCGTTGCAGTGTACGTCACTGGTGCTGTTACTCCCGCATCTCCCGTTCGCGTGCTGTATTCAGCAAGCGGCACTGGTAAAGCTGGTCAGTTCAGCCATGCCTTTGCTTCTGGCAAGACCGTTCGTCTTTCTAATGCTCAGTTCGCTAGTGCCACCACTGGCGCTGGCTTGGCAATCTTGGAACTGAATGGTCCGAGCTTCACTCTCTCCGCTGATTCTTGATAGGAGGCCCTACTAATGAACGATTTTCGTATGGACGAAGCGGGCCTGTTTCTTGAGCGTCAGCTTGAGCACATTCGCCCCCAGGTTTTTGAAGTTGCCTATGCCGACATCAAATACCCAACCATTCTGCCTGTAACCAGCGAAGCTGGCAATGCAGCGCAAACCTTCACCTACCGCATTATGGATTCCACTGGGGAATTCAAGCTGATTGCGGACGCTGCCGATGATCTGCCCCGCGCCGACATCAGCCAGGTGGAAAAGAGCATCAACATTCGCTCCTTTGGCGGTAGCTTCGGCTACACCGTTCAGGAACTGCGTGCTGCTCAGATGGCCAACATTGCTCTTGAGCAACGTCGTGCATCTGCCGTGCGTCGTGCCTATGAGGAGAAAGTTGAGAACGTCGCCATGTTCGGTGAGTCCACCGTTGGCCTGGCTGGCTTCTTCAACAATGCAACTGTTGACGTTATTGCTGCTGACAAGTGGTTCACTACCACCAGTGGCACTGCTCAAGAAATGCTGGAACTGCTGAACTATGGCGTAACTGCCATCATCAACGGCTCCAACATGAAGGAGCAGCCCGACACCATCCTGCTTGCTTACGAGGACTACAACAAAATCAGCACCACTCGCAACTCCGATTCTTCGGACGTGACTGTGCTTGAGTATTTCCTCCGCACCAATCCCTACATCCGTAACGTTGAGCCTATCAACCAACTGGATGCAGCCAACAGCGTTTTGAACACCAACCGCATGGTGGTGTACAAGCGCGATCCCGAGAAAGTGCAACTGCACATTCCTCAGCCTCTTGAACTGTTCCCGCCTCAACAGCGTGGTTTGGAGTTCATCGTTCCTGCTCACGCTCGCGTGGGTGGCGTTGCTCTCTACTATCCCAAGAGCGTTATTTACGTCCAAGCCTCGTCTTGAGCGTAATCAAGTAACGGGCGCTAAGCTTTATCACAGTTCCTAAAGAACAATCAAAATGTTAATCGCTTATCGCCCTGACCTTGAAAACCCACCGCGTGAAGGTGGTTTTGGCATTATCACAGACGGGGGCATGATTCAACTAGCTCCCGGCTTGAACCAAGGGGTGCCTGAGCTTCAATGGAAAACAGCCCGAGAAAATCGCACCGTTAAACGGTTGATGACTATTGGAGCCATTGAAGAAGTGAAAGAACAGCTCACTGTGGAAACCATTCCTCATGACGTTCAGACGCTTATCAACATGCCCCTGACCGAAGCTTTTCGGGTTATTGAAGTGATTCACGACAATGACCAACTCATTGAGTGGAAGAAAATCGAAGGTCGCGTAAGGATACGCAATGCCATCACCAAGCGTCAGGCAGCAATTAAAGAAGGTAGGGCCTAATCATGGCTGTTACCTACGCAAGCTTCCTGGATCGCTTCCCTGAATTCACTCCCCACCCATCGGGAATCGTGAACGGGGCCCTTTCTGAAGCTACTGCTGACGCATCAGAGGATGTGTTCGGAGATCAAACCGATCGAGCAGTGAAGCATCTAGCGGCACACGTCATTGCCATTCAGCTTGCACAAATGGGCGTCCAAATTGGAGCCACCGAAGGCAAGGTATATGGCAAGGGGCTCGACGCCACTCAATATGGCCAAGAGTTCAAACGAATGCTTGAAACCGTCACAGGCTCTTTCACCATTGGCTTTGTCGCATGATCAACGGGCTTTCGCCACTTGCTAACGCCTCCCTTGTGTGGGCAGTAGCTTCTGGCTATGCCGTTGATAGTGAAACGGGCAATTATGTTGCTCTTTCTTCGGGCGTCACTTACTACGCCACTTTGCGACAGAAGCGAAATCCTCAGTACGATTACCTGCTTGGTGCAGACAATACGGCTGTTTATATGGAGGGACGATTAACAGGGCCATTGGCTTTGTCTGGCATCACTCCTGGGACTTCTGCTTCTGCAACAATCAATGGGAGAGAAGGACGGTTTGAGCTATTGCCAAATGAACAAATTGCTGAGCATTATTGGCAGTTTCTCGGCACACCAATCAGAGGAATTTTTAGACTGGTTGGTAAAGGAAGCGTACAAAACGTTTGACGCTTAACCATTTTCTTTCCCATTGAGGCTTTTCTCATGCTCTTTCACCCGACTGAACTGGTTAAGAGCCAAGACGTTATTGTACGTGTTGGTTCTATCTCCGGTGCTCGCCCTGTAATCACGCAGAGTGGCGCTACGTTCACCGTAAGCGGTGCTCCTACTCTCTTTACGCTACAAGCAGCCACTACGGCCTCTGTGGCCTTCAATGACGGCAACACTGAATTCTACCTGCTTGGTGGTGGTGGCTTCTCTGATAGCGTGATCGTCACAAGTCAGGCCACTGCTTCTGTTACTTCCTACTTCCAGAAGGATGTTGACGGCACCGTTTTTGTTCCCAATAGCTTTGACGAAGCTTTCCAAGTGATTGCTGCTGCACGCTATGACAAGAACGCAGAAGTGTACGTGGAAATCAACAAGCAGCTAGGCGTTAGTGGAACTACTTTCTACTATGACCGAGTGGCATATGTTAGCCGCGTCATGAACTACAGCGAAAGCTATCCTGCTGATAACCTCGTTGAAGTTACGTTCGATTTGATCAGCCGTGGTCGCATTGGCATTCACCAGAATGCTGAAAACACTGGCAGCATCATTCCTACGGCTCCTAACGCCTAACTTTCTTCCCCATAGTTCTGCTAGCCTTTCCTTACGGGGAGGCTTTTTTATTGTGAACATTGCACAACTGCGAGATATTGTTACAACACTGCTAAGTGCCAGTCCAAACCTTGTGGGCTCTTACACATTGCCCAATGGCAGCACCATTCCTTCCATTTATGTGGTGGGCAGACAAGGCGTGCCAACAGAATTCAAGGCTGCTGGCTTGGAAGTGACGATGGAAGAATTTCCCCGCTTAAACCCACGTCCAGGAGTGGGCACGTTTCAGCAACGCAAGGAATGGACTTTAGTGCTTGTTGATTACGATACTAATTCGATCAAGCTCAACGAAGCGGCACAAAGGATTAGCAGTAGATTTCCTGATGCTCGTTTTTCCTTTATGCCAGAAAGCGACGTGGTTTATGGACAGTATCGTATTGTGGTGCCAGACACGGAAATTGGTCGTCTCATTCGATGAAGCTCCTTAAAAGCACTTGCGAAAAGATATGGCTGTTTGACTGTCGCATTAAAGACGATTGCATACAAGCTGGGCTTGGTTGCTTTCTTCCTGGCAGTCCAGCTCATGGTACGTTCGTTGTTCAAGACAAGACGTACACAGTCCAATTGTCGAGCAAGGCAACAGAAAAGCCTAGTGCCGTCAGAATTGTGAATGCTAGACTTCCACTACTTGATTGATTGCAATGAGCAAGTATTCTGATTTTTTCCTGCTAAGCAGTCCTGATTACTGTGAACTAAACGAAAAACTACGCCTACGCTCCTACAAAAG